ATCACCGCCTTGACCTGCTTGTTGCGCGGCAATTGTCCCGGTGCGAGTCAGCAAATTAGGTAACGCAGATAATGTCTTTCCACCGAAAACTAAGCCGCCAGCATTTCTAACACTGGCCTCATCTTCACTTTGTGGGGCTAGTCCGTGATTTTTTTCAAAATCGTTCAATGCCTCAAAAGGAGTAGGACTTTTATAAGAAGCACCACCCGTAGAAACATCTCCTTTTTCAATTCTTTTTCCAAATTCTGGAAATTTGTCGGCGAGATATCTGATTAATACCTGAGGCGCACTTAACAATCCGGCAGCTGATTCAACGCCACCCGCGCCAAGATTAGCAAATGTGCTTAATGGATTATTAGTCGCTGCATAGCGTGCGGTTTTCTTAATACCACCGGGAATAGAACCAATCATTTTCCCTAGAGCTGCAGGTGCAGACAATAACGATGAGGTAAAATCATTTCCGATACCTTCAAGTCCTTTATCCTCATCCGCACTAACATATTGAGAACGTGGCACCTGTACCACTTCACCAGTTTTTTTATTTCGTAAAGTAATCAAATTTTCAGCCATTAGATAACCTCCCATTCATTATTAGAATAGGTATTGTTACTTTGATCCTCGTCACTTGCGGACGAATCGATTGGTTGTATTTTATTAGATCGCTTTACTTCTTTAGCTGAATACTGCCGCATACCTTTAATTTCATTTATTAAATTATCTAAAGATTTTTTATAATCCTCTTCACTTTCACGGCCACCGATAATAAGTTGCTCTGTCGCTGTATGAAGTCCTTCTTCCGTTGGATTTAATGCATAAGCGCCAATTAATTTTTCTTTTATTGCATTTACTAATCTTAAATATTCTCTTTGTTCATGAGTTGCTGTCGCATTGCCCCCAAAATATATATTGCTGTGATTCTTCATATTTTTTAATTTTTCGAGCAAAGGCAAAGCATTATCAACAGATGAGATAACGCGCTGATGAGTTGTAATCATTTTATTTGTTAATGGTACGCCATCATCACTTGGTGGTATGCCACCCCCGGTTTGCACGGTTACTTTACCGCTAGGGTATTTAGTAATGATTGAGGTCTTGCCAGTCTTATTATCAAATTTTATTTCCTGAGTTTTTTTGTATCCTTTTTTCTCAAGAAAAGCGCGTGATAAAGGATTATTGTCATACATCATGTCGATGCCTGCTAATTGCGGCGAACCTTTAGACACAATGACCTCATTCATGGAATCTGGGTTTGATTGCGCTGGTGCATTTGGTGCAATCGGTTGCTGCATTGGGGACATTGGTGCAGTTGGCATATTTGGCGCAGCTTGAGGCATTGGGATGCCAGCAGGGGGTGAACCTATCATTGTCATTCCACCAAATGCGGGACGCGGCTGATTAGGTGCCTGATTAGCTTGCATTGGCGAAGTTAATGGACTTGGACTGTTCCCGCCGCTTAAAACTTGGCGTAATTGTTTTTCCATTTCGCGCTGTTGTGCAATTTCCGCGGATAGCCGATCAATATCCATTTGAGATTTGCGATTAGACAACTTGGATGAAAGTAGGGTTTNCTCGGCGATTGGCTGCGCAAATTTAGCCTGAATTTCTTTGATAAGCGCATCCTTGGGCATATTATAGCCAGCATAGTAATTTTCCATTGCATTACCGATGCCTGAATAATCAGATTGCTGTATCGGAGCTTGTAGAAAATTCGGAAATTGAATAGCCATGAATCATCCCTCTATAATTTATGCACCTGCGCCCGCGCCTTGAGCAAATATTTTTGCAATCGCATTAAACAAGGCTTGCCGGTCAGTGTTTCGTTGGGTGCCTGCTTGAAAAGCGAGTCCAGCTTGGGAAGATTTTTGACCTCCCAAAATATCTGCTAAGGCACTCGATGCATCAAAGCCCGTGCCGTAAAATCCCTGCTCGCCACTTAGTCCGGTGTTATAGACACCTAAAGCGTTTTGGAGATATTGCTGCATGTCTCTTGACATAATATTGTCAGCCATCTCCCCATATTCCCGCTGATGTTCGGGCGTCCCTGCGAAACCACCTGCCGCGGCGGTAGCGCCTATCCCTTTGCCTAATTGATCACGTTCGTATGTTGCGCCTTTGGAAAGGGAGTAATTTTTCATCAGATCATCAATAAAAGATGAGGGATTGAGTAATTTCCCATATTGACCCTCTAAGGTATCGCCCGCTGCCTTTCCTCTTTCAATAAAAGGATTAAAATATTGCTTACCAATATCCGGGATTTGGTTTAGGTATTTATTTGCATCAGCCTGCGGATCGTCCCGTTGATACATGTAAAGCGGGTTCACTGGCGAATTTTTAAAACTATCCCAAAATGACATTGGCTCTCTCCTTATTCTTACGGGTATGCCGTAGTATCGACTTTGCGTAATGCGCCACCTAATTTAAATACAATGACTTCAGCGTCTGATTCATACCAACCTGTCCCATCTGGCATTTGCGGAGCGATAATCGCTAGATCCGCCGCTGTAATCGGTGGAAAAGTCCATCCGTTATTGCTCAAACCATCTTGCAGCGCTTGATTTAATTGATCGTGATAGATCTGCATTTCAGGCGTTAAATAGCCGTTTGGTTGAACGTATTGCACATCTACAAAAACAGGAATAATCATTAGCGCTAAGCTCCTATTTCCATCATGCCGTTTTTAACGACTTTCCTACCTGAACCCCAAAAGCGCATTTGATAGGTAATCTGTTGCGCATAACCTAAATTGATAAAACGGGGCTGGTTTTTAAAATCGGCTGTTGCTTTTAATTCGTAGCTAACGGCATTACTGAAATTGATGCCGCCATTTTTTGAAATGGTTAGATCCACACGTGGTTTACCAGTTGTGCAATAACCGCCTTCTACCAAAATCGGCAGGCCGTCCTCGGTATAAATAATCTGATGTGTGTCTTCAGTTAAGATATAGCCAAAACACACAGGATGATTATAAGCATCAGGCGTCGTGCCGCTTTCAATGACAAACGTAAATAATTTAACTTTGTACTTTTCAGGACGGTTAGGAAGTCTGAATGTGTTTGTCAGTCGAACGCAGGGAATGTCATAAACCTGATCTACCGTTTCGTCACCCGAATTAACAAAAATATCGTAAGTAGTAAGATCACTATTAAGCTCATACATCGCCCCGTCTTTAAAACTTAAAAAATAGTTTTTATTGCGAAAATAGACAATTTGTCGGGCTGGAAAAGCAGTAAAATCCCAGTCTGTTAAATCAAACAATTTTTTCGTAGTAAAGTCATACATGATTGTAAAATTGTCTGACTCATCGAAAAAAGTCAGTATGTAAAAGAGATGCCCACCTTGCCTGTATAAGAGCGCAGCAGATCTACTAGGAAAATTTACTCTCTCAAATAAATTATCAAGACCGTCTGTGGAAATGCGCTCAGCACCACCGCCTGACATGACCATGAGGGCAGGGGAGGAGTTTTCATTAATGCCAAGCCATGCCACTACCTCTTCGTTAGCTGCGATGGTAGCGACAGAAGCTGCGCCATAATCGATGTTGATAGATGAGTTACGTTGATAGACGCGCAGGCCACCAACGTTGTTCCAAATCTCTGCGACGGTCGTGCCAAATACTAAAACGTTATTACCTTTGCCCGGGATCCTTAAAACAGCTTTGGCAAAGTCAGATTTGGTCTGTAATGCAAGGGTCTGAACCCATGTGAGATTATATTCATTACCCGGCGTGCCATTCCAACCGGATTGATAGACGACCCAATTCGATCCAGCATTGCTAGTCAGTGCATTACCAAAGAGAAAATAGGTATTGTGGTATGTAATATAATTAGGCTGAAAATCACTGGCGTGAGAATCAAATACAGCTGTGCTGATAGCAGCCGGGAAAGCTGCGTAATTATAAATATAGGCATTCGTATCGCCGGGAGAAACAAAGCCAATTTGACTCGATAAGTTTTCAGCAAAAAACACATCGCCAGAGGTAGTGCTAATAGTGCCTATTTGCGTGGCAGCTTCGTCAAATTGATTGATTCTAAATACATCGCCTGCCACCACTGCTAGAAGAAAATCGCCGCGCACAGAATGAAATGTACCGCGTCCCTCAGCGCCACTTTCGATTAACGCAAGTACAGCACGATAACCGGGGAAGTTGACGAGCCATTGCTCCTCACCATCACCGGATGTGCTGATATACATATTATAGGTTCGTTCAACTGAAATAGTCGGATAGCGTCCAAATACTGAACTGCCAACGATCCTAACTGGAATTTCTTCCGTATCAGTTGTTAATGGTAACGCCATCAGTGCTCCTTATGAGCTTACTGGCAACCATCCACCACTAAGGTTGACGATTGCATAGTTAATGGCTTCACCCCCAGAAAGAGAGCTTAGTTTTTGTTGCCTGAGATCCATTACATTCGTGGTATTGGCTATCCATTTATAGTATTGCTTTAACTTTTTCTCGACATTTACCGGGACTGTAAATGAGTTGGATTCACACAACCTTTCAGCAAGTAGATAAAGCAAAAAATTTGTGTAGAACTTATCAAGCGTTAATGACAAATCTTGAAACATGGTGACGGAAGTTAATCGAAAACTTCCCCATATCTCTAATGGATAAGCAACATCAGGAACAAAGTATAGAAACAGTCTGCCGCCATTTAATTCGCGTTCAAAATGCCAGTTCCACGGCAAGCTTTGGATACCTGTAGCACGAAAACTACCAAAGTAATCTTGACGTCCTTGGTTCCGTGTTTGATATCGAACGGACTGAATGTAGAAAACAAACACATCAATATCGATAAGATCTTCAATGAAGTATTCGGAGGTACCGGGAACTGCCGTTAAAGTATATTTATCCGTATAGGGAATCGTACCTTCATCGATAGTGCGGTCTGCGATCACTTCATTTAAAAGTCGAAGGCCATCACTCATTTGGCCGCCAGTCGGGGTTTCAAAATCCCGACTGACAATGCCGCTTAAGTAATAGGAATCTGCAATTAGATTGCTGGACAAATAAGCCATAGCCTTGTCCTCCTATCGTTAGATAGTGTATTGATAGCCTGCCACGTTGATTGCAACGGTGCCCGCTGACACTTTGTAATTGATCTTGGGCGCACCAGAATCAAGCTGTGCCTGTACATATTCTCTAACGAGCGTATGAGCAGTGGCTCCCGCAACGCCAGCAATGTACTTAACCGTATCACCAACCGCATCGAAAGGCTGAAGCGCCAACGTGTCCGCTGCAGCGTTTGCAGTCCAGTCGGTTTCAATCTTAACAAGTACGTTTTGAACGGCTGGGACAAAGGTTGTGAGGGTGACAGCTGCATAGGTAGCAGAGTTACCAGCGGTGATAGCAGTAGCAATGGGCACATCGTATACAAATGTACGTTCGTTAGAGCTGCCGCTCCAATAACCTGCTAGGAAATGCGCCGAGCCGTCGGTGCGTAAATAACCGATTTTGCGGAACATATCATAACCAACAGGCATAAGAGGCTGGGTTGCACTAGCGGATAAAACGACACCTGCATCGTTATTGTTAGTTGAATCACCAACTAAATATAATGAATACAAAGTACCGTTAGCTAATGCACCCGTATCAAGACCATTGATCCCGGTAGTAGCTGCATTCAATGTAACAGCTGCCAACATAATGATGTCGTTTTCATTGGTGCTATTGCGTGCACGACCATCTTGAACGGTAGCCGTTGTAGTGCTAGCAATTTCGATTTCAAGCCCGTCTACGCTTAGGTAAGGGGCGTTTACTATTGGAATATTAACCATGTTTGTTAGCTCCTATTACAGTGGGAATATAACGGCCATTGCGTTGTCAGATACTTGGGTTTTGCCCCAAATAGCGTCATGCACTGTTCCGTATAAGTTTTGACCAAATTGAGCACCCGTATATAAGCGTAAAGCAACGCCGGTTTCTGGGTCTTGTTGAACGGAGGTCATAAACGGATCGCAATCTGGGAGCGGCGGAATTGCCACATAGAATTGATTACCAGATTGAACCATACCCACGCGATGAGAAGGCAATACTTTAACTTGCATACCAGCAACAATTTCTTGCGTGATATTTTGGTTTTTGCCAACAGCCGCTTGTAAAGGAGGATCAATTGATACGGTGACTTGTGAAGCACCCGTGGAAGCAGCGTTTGCAGTTGCCTTAAATTGGACAGGGCAAGCAGATGGATGATGGCCTTCGAATGTACGGAAACGAATGTTCGGATGACCAGCAACGTTATCTTGGAACTGGAAGCGATCATAAATTTTAACAGAGTCAGCATCGCTTGCTGCAGAAGTACCACTGAATGTAATGGTAATAACCCCACCATCAGCATTGGTCGTGGTGCTAACGACTGTTAATGTGACGCCTGCTTGGCCTTCAGATCCTGCAATATGTTCCGGTAACAAGTTGGAGGTGTACCACATTGCTTTATTGAAAGCGCCTAGTTCCCAACTGTTGCGCAGCTCTTCGTTATTGCCCGGTACAAACTGATTCAAGCCTGAGCCGATAATGTCTGGGATGACGATATCAGACATATAGACTTTGGCATCGTATTTAGCTGCGCCGAAGTTACGGAAGAAAGCCATCATTTGACCTAATTGGTTAAATGAGTTGATTGGGGTCACGCCGTTACCGTAGAAACGATAAGGGGATGTTTCGCAGATCCCTGCAATGTCAGCTTCAATCACAGCGCCTAATTCGTTAATCGCGCCACGACCGAAACGATCCATATAATCTTCCAAGTTAAAAATTAACTGTTGAGCTGAAACATCAATACCGATGTTTTTGCTTTTATCNACAGTCAAAGACTGNACGCGCTGNTCGACACCTTGGAATGATACAACCAAGCCATCGTTTGCAATAAAACGGGGTG